GGCGGTGGTCAGAGCGGGTCCGCAAGGTGCGTCACGCCGTCGGTGAGCTCAAGGTGCGGCACGTAGTATCGCCCCGCGCGACCGTGAACGGTGCCCGCCTGCTGGCCGCTGGCTGGTCTTGGGCCGACGCTGAGGACGCCGTGATCTGGAAAGGTCTCGACGCCGACACTAAGGGTAAGGTAACAGCCAAGGCTGCATGAGGAGGAAACAATGGACCGTTTAAATCATCACTACTCGACTTTGGGTGAATTCGTCGCTGCCGCAGAGCGGGAGCCACTGAATGCCCTGAAATCCTCGCGCGACACCAACTCAATCGCCGAAAAGTGGACCGGATGCGCGACCTTCGGGGATGCCGTGAAACTGGCCCGCGAAGGGTGGCCAGAGGGGCGGCGCAATCTGATGGCCGCGATTGCCGAGGCGCAGGCTGCACCTCGCATCTCCCCCGCGATCACGATGGACGTGGCGGGAGCCTACCCCATCGCGGCGCTGGCTGCCGCTGGTGATCCATGCTCGATGGTGGACCTTTCGCCCGTCGAGGATCGGGTCCGCCCCATTGTGCGGCTGGTCATCCAGAGGGGCGGGTCATCCGCCTACTCGGCGCAGGAATTCACCAACTATGGCGCTGCGGTGCTCTCCTATGTTGAGGGACTTGAGGGCGCGGGCTACCGCTGCGAGATAGTGGCCTCATTTGCCGCCGACCTTACGAACCTGCGGCACATGCTCTCGGTAACAGTGAAGCGTGCCGAGGAACCCATCGAAATGGACAGGCTTGCCTATGTGCTGACGCACACTGCATTCTTCCGCCGGATTGCCTTTGCGGTAAAGGAAAGCACTCCCGGAGTCGCCGAGGCCCTCGGCTCTTCATACGGGCACAGCAGGAGCCCGGAGGCGGGCGTCGAGACGGACCCCGACCAGATCATTATTCCGGGCGTGAACATCGCCAAACCCGGTAGCAATGAACTCAAGACGGCGAGGGCTGCCCTCGAAAAGCTCGGCCCCGTTATTGAGGAGCAACTCAAGAACAAGGGGATGAACCCGCCGCCGCTGGCCTTTGGGGGAGGGGAGAAGTGATCCTCCCCCTGCCGGGGGCTTCCGGGGTTTCAACCGGGGAACTCTCCCGCCGCATCGTTTACACGGTGCGGCGTGGGGGCAATCCCGCCCGAAAAAAGGAAAAGACAATGTGGTACGTCCTGCCATACGATAAACCCATCGCGGAAATGCTGGCACAATATCCCGGCGCATTTCCTACCTATCTTTCGGCAACAGAAAAGGCTGAGACCCTGCACGATATGACCGGGCAGCACTATCGCGTCGTGCGAATTGAGGCTGTTTGGTCAACCAAAACGGCATCATACTTTCACGAGGAAAGGAAAACAGCATGAACCCGCGCACCTACTGGAACGCCTGCCGCCTGCACAACTGGAACTATGAAGACGAAGATGACGAGGCACTGATGCGCGACGCGATAGCCGCGCATCACGAACTGTTGCGCCTCGCGCAGACGGACGCACGGCTCAAGGAAATCCGTCACGCTTGGGTGGAGCACAAATATTATTCCGGCCCCATGCCGCCGGAGCCCAAGATGGGGGACGAGCAATGAAACGCAACGCCCCCTGCGCACACATGCGGCCCGCCTATGACCGCATGGACGATGCCGCCTACATCGTTCGAGACCCTGAGACCGACGAGATCAGTTGGCCCCCAAGCAGGATAGCAGACGAGCTAGTCCGGCTTGGGCTGATCGACAAAACACTCGACCCCGACACATAGACGGGTGCCGAGATGGATGCTATACTTTACTTCGGCTTCATGGGGGCGATAGCCGTCGGGCTTTTGCTTTTAGTGGATGACCCTTACCGCAAATAGGAGGAACCAATGCGCGGAATTCTTATCGACCCGTTTACACGTTCAATCAAGGAAGTCGAAACGACGGCTTCACTCGATCAGGTCTACGCCCTTCTGGGGGTGGACCTGATCACGGTTGTCACTTGGGACATGGATCATGCCCTTTTTCTGGATGATGAGGGGCTTCTCAAATCAAACGAGGAGCAATCCTACTTTCACGTCGATGGGGCTAACCAACCCTTCGCAGGCAAGGGGCTAATCATCGGCGACAACTACGGAGACAACAGATCAGCAACCCTGACCGTCGAGGAGGTAATGGCACGGGTGACGTTTCTGGACAGTGCAGCAGTGGAACCGACCGAATATCTCGGTTGGACCGTGACGGCTTTTTGAGGAGAATAGCCATGGACGATATCACGAAGAAACTTTCGGACACGCACACGGTGGAACTGCCCGGCGCGGTCCTGCTAGCCCTGATGGTACGCATGATGGATGAGATCGTGCGAACCGGGAAGTCCTCGCAGGTGATGACCGCCAAGGGGCTCGACGAGGAAAGTAAATCCGACCTCGCCTTGAGTTTAAACGCTTCCTACGTGATCGGCGTTTTACTTCTCAAGGAAGCGCGGCGGGTGTTTGGCGATCAGTTCATTGACGATTTTTGTTCAGGAAAGGACGTCGTGCCGGAACCGCCTAACGTGTTTGCTGGCAGCACCAGCATCAACTGATAAGCAAAGGCCGGAGGGTGGGCATCCTCCGGCCTTTTTTGTTGCGTGCCATTTGGGTGAACGAAGCGCAACATCGCCCTACTACGCGGGCAGCGTCATCCGGCTTTTGCCGAATCCCTCTTCTGTATTTCAGCGGCCAGCGCCACATAGGCGACCGCATCAACATAAGAATCAGCGTGGCCCGGGCTTTCGACCAGCCGGGATATTTTCAACCATGCCATGCAGAGCGCGACCTCATGCGCCTTAACGTCGATCCCCAACACCTGCGACCAACCCGACGCGATCCTCTTGTGCATATCATACGCATCACCATAATCCCGCGCCCGATCCCCGTCGATCAGTTCCCCGGCGGTCTTTAGGACGGTCTGCCGGAGGCTTCCTATCATACAAGGCTCGTTCACCGCTTGTTCAGCGGCTTTCACCGGCTCTTCCCAAAATGCGTTCATCGTATCATTCAGCATCACGCTCTGCATCCCTCCGGTATTCCAAATGCCACACGATCATGGCGATGTACCTAGCCACCTTCAATACTACCTTCTCCATCATCCAAGGGCAAGCTAAATGTAATGCCTCGTGGATAATTGTTTCAAGCCGCGCTCGGCCTTGCAGCCGCGAATCAATCTCAAGCATGGGCTGTGATGGCGGGGTTTCAGCAGGCTCGGTATGGAGCAACTGTGTTGCCATACCATCGGCGGCATGACGCATCAGCGGCCTCTCGACAATGAGAGGCAGCTTACGTAGATCGACGCTGCCATCCTTTCTGAACCCCGGCACAGATCAGTTCCGCTTCTCATCCAAGAATACATTCAAACGATGCTGGATGCGGGTGACGTGATACAGGGTCTCGGGCACGCCCGTTGTAGACACGCACTCGTAAACATGCGTGTCCTTAGTCCGCCCGATCAGGATAAGCTCTGAGTACCTGTCCTTCGCCGCCTCCATGATCTTCTCCGGCGTGATCTCATCCTTCTCTGGATGGCTCATGCCGGGGAAGTTGACTACGTTGTCGCTCATATATCGAAGCCTCCGTCCTCTTGCCCTTGCTGCATCTCTTGATACTGCGTCGTGCCGACATTGTAAAACAGATTTGTCTGGCCCTGCTTGCCTACCCATGAGAACCGGCACTTCCAGACATGGATTTGAGCAACCGCCGGAGCATCCTTCTCGCGGTGGACTGTAAGCCCGCAATCAGCCTTCGCAAACCACGCCGCTGATCCGCTAATATCAAATCCGCCGGGCGGAGGAATGCGGCCATCAGCGCCGCGCTGCATTTTCGTTGGATGAGCGACAAACCAGATGTGTACACCATGGCCCATTGCAAAAGCCTTGACCTTCGTGAGCATGTTCGAGATCCATTCCGTCTCGCTCGTGTCCCGGTTATCACGGCTAATGAAATTGTAGGGATCAATAACAGCCCCACGAATGCCAAAACGAAGGATAGCAATGCGCAGCCGGTCCAGAATGCTATCAAGGTCAGCAAGGCTGCCGTCGTCCTGATGTACGAAGGAGAAATGGCTGTTGATGTGGTCGAATGCGGCATTGGCTTCTTCCCTGTTCATGCGCCTGTGGTAGCCCTCAAAGAAGTGAACCCCGGACCTCTTCGACATGAGCTTGGCGATATGTAAACGGGGTTCGTTCTCAAAAGAACAAATGCCGAACTTCCAACCCTTCGATGTGGAAAGGTTGATCATGATCTGGTCGATGAACTCGGACTTGCCGCTCGAAGGAATGCCCGTGACGATTGTCACCTGCCCGGGCACTACCGTGTATAGCTCATCCACCGATTCATAGCCCGTAGACTCGCCCCTGCCTACGCCCTTGTCGTATAGCTCCCATACAAGATCCCGAAACCGCTCGGCATCGTAGAGACCTTGGACCGGCCACGGGGTCGGCTCGGATACTGCTTTCCGAAGACCTTCCGCGCCATGTTTAAGAAGCACATCGTTCGAATCTTTTGAACCTTCGGGGAAGCCGACTCGCCAGCAGCGCTCTTTGCCAACACGCCGCGCAATCTCTTCAGCGAGTGCTTCTCCCGGAGCATCTGCGTCCGTCGCAATAACAATCCTCTTGGCGGCATCGACATACTCCTTCGCGTCCCAAAGGAACTTAAACTTCCGGTCTTCCGTCGGGTCGATCCTACCCTCTGTGACCTTGAGGTTAGCCCCGTTCGGCACAGATATGGCGTTTACACCAACCTCTGCCATGGCGAGGACATCCATCTCTCCTTCGACAATGATCAGGTCATCGCCAACCTTGATTCGGTCCAGTCCGAAGAATGTGCCGGGGCCGTTGGTGCAAGCAAATCCCTTGCCCTCAAGTTTGCGGTGCTTGATAGCATCAAGGCTGCCCTTCTTGTCGAAGTATGGGAACCCGAGTGCCGGGGTTCCATTGTAGTCATCGCCGATCAGCCGGAACTTGGCTGCCGTTGCTGCGGATATGCCGCGCGAGGACAGGAATTCATAGTGCCGCTCATCAAGGCTGTCGTATTCGTTGACCGCCTTGAGCCGCTTCCGCTCTTCCATTTTTGCATACCCCTTATGCGTTTCTTGCAGCCACACAGCCCCGGCAACCCCGCAGTCGCCGTGGTAGCAACTGTACATGATGGCGTCGTAGCCCCTGTTGACCGAGAGGCAGGTGTCGTGCTTCTTTTTTCGAGATGAAGAACACCACGGACAGGTGTATCTGTGCTGTCCGACCTTGGTGTTATTGATCAGCCATTCCTCTTGGGGGGACGGCATCTAGCACACCCACTTCGGGGTTCCAGTTGTCGTAGTCATCATGTCCTCCTTAAAGACCGCCAACCATACCACGTACCGGATATACCATCAAGCCCTATTTCCTATACCCTTGAGTTCAGATCGTTAGATCTTTGGGCTAGGACCAATAGGCGAAGAACCCCGGCATTCCTGCCAAGGTTCTTCCGCCCGGTCAACTATACCCTTTGAGACGAGTCGTTGAGTCTCGGGGTCTGACTTAGGCACCTAGCCAGACTTTGCAGCCACTTCCAAGCGCATGTGCCGCGCCAGCCGTCCCCGCTTCTGCATTACGGACTGCGGTTGCCTCTGTGGACGATCCCCGTGGTAGAGGCAGGCTGATCGTACCCCACCGTGATTTCTCCGTCGGTACGACCAGATCTTCAGGCTAGCACAAGGCGGGGTGCTTTCTCAAGCCCCCCTTTTCTTGTCTACATCGCCTGTGTGTGACTCGACGTAGGTACGCACTAAGAACCTGAATTCCATGGCCTTTTTAAACGCTCGCTTGCGGTTCCGATCCTTGAGCAATGCAGAAATTGCATACCTGATATGCGCAGGATCGAGGCCAGCCATGCCGCACACGATCTCGAAGTCTTCGTGGGCGATCCAGTCGGATACCTCCTTCCGAATCTCCCGATCTCTTGACGTAGCGTCAATAACAGCCTGCGCCATGACGTGCAGCCACAGCACCCGCTCCGGTTGAAGAGTGGGGTCAGGGAGCGTCATCAAAAACGCATAGCTGCTCTGACTATTCTGCATGGCAGGCTGGCAGCCCCATCTTCAGCCGATCCTCGACCGCCTTGACCGCAGCGGCGATCTTGAAGAGTTCCTCGGAGGTGGCGTTGCTCTTGATGCGGTTCGCCCGGTAGGAGACCACCCACACGTTCCCCGGCACATAGCCCTTTGACGGGTCGATGCGGTCGAGTGTCGGCGAATCATCTGAGATTTTGCTGGCCCTGAAGTTGAGGATGACCCCGCTGATGGGGCATGTCTCACGCCGCGCAATTTCATCCTTCGTGATATTGAACTCGATGCCCTTGCTCTTGCAGCGATTCTTTGCAGAAGTGAGCATAAGGGCAAGCCTGTTCTCGAAGGATCCGAATCGGTTTTTCTCGTAGTAGAGTTGGGAGCGGGTCTTGCCGCCCTCAATGGTTTCGCTCATGTACCGCCTCATGCGCGCCCTCATTTTTTCACGGTTGTTCTCGTACCAGAGGCGAGCCTTTTCCCGATTCCGTTGCTTCTTTTTGTTGATCTCGTCCAGTTGGGCGGTAAGTTCCCCCAACTGCTGACGGAGGGCTTCTTCATTTGAGGTAGTCAGAGTTTCGGTGAGCATCAAAGCTTCTCCACGGTTATCTCTGCCCGAGGGTTGAGTTTGTCGAGCGCCCAGTAAAGGTGCTGCTCTTTGACTTGCCGATCATTCACGTAAATGCGCTCCTGCATCAGGTCGAAGATCAGCGATGCGTCGAGGTCGGGCCGCCTCGAAGCATAGTGGATTCGGATTTTTACGCGCAGGTCCCCGTCCATCAGCGGGTCGAGGACTGGACACTGCTTGGCGAATTCCTTGGCGTAGTTCAGAGCCTTCTCGCTCTTGATGAAGAACTTGCCGGTCCATCTGCGGGAGTTGGCCTTCGAGGCTGGTTCGCCGAGGACAACGAAATTAACAGTTGACGGTGCTTCAAGGTTCATGTATTGCGAACGTCCATGAAGCTGACAAACAAGCACGGCGTCCCAGAGACAATCGTTCGAGCGGTGGCTGACGACGAGTATGACAAAGGCGACTCCGTGCTATCGGTGACGCAAATCATCTCGCCACCACGGATAGTTGTACTTCAAAATCTAAACAAGGACAACCTAGAGTCGGATGTTATCGACAGGGTGCCGTCTTTGCTCGGCACAGCGGTCCACAAGATCATCGAGAAGGGGTCGAAGGACATACCGGGGCATATCGTCGAGGAGCGTCTGTACGCGGACGTTCTCGGATGGAGGATCTCTGGGGCCGTGGATTTGCAGATTGACAATTATGACGGAACATGGGCCATTAGAGATTATAAGGTCACCTCCGTCTACTCAGTCTTGAGCGATAAACCTGAATGGGAACAACAACTTAACTGTTATGCCTATCTGGCTGGCAAGTCCCATGGCCGCAATGTAACCAGCCTCAAGATTGTCGCAATCCTGCGGGATTGGCAACGCAAGCAAGCCGAAATCAAGGCAGACTATCCGCAGTCTCAGATCGTGATGGTTGACATCCCGGTGTGGACCCCGGAGGGGCAAGAGGCATATATCACCGAGCGCGTCGGGCTGCATCAGGCGGCACAAAAAGCTGTTGACACGGGTGAGCCGGTCGCATATTGTACGGATCAGGAGCGCTGGGTTCGTGGCGAATCATGGGCTCTCATGAAGGAGGGGCGCAAGAGCGCCGTAAAGCTATATGACAGCGAAGTCGAAGCAAACGAAGCCTTACGTGCCGCTGGAGAATGTGGATCTGGACACTCTGTCGAACACAGACCCGGTTCAGCAATACGTTGCAAAGGAAATTACTGCCTCGTGTCAATGTGGTGCAGGCAATGGCAGGAAGAGCTTGGCGACAGCACTGGCGAAAGCACAGGCTGAGTGCCAGAACGTCACGATGAACAAGATCAACCCGCATTTTCGCAGCAAGTACGCGGATCTTGCGGCTGTGCGTGATGCGATCATCCCCGTGTTTAACAAGCACGGCCTCTCAATCATCCAAGCCCCGACAAGCGATCTCGTCGGCGGGTTTACACTTGAGACGCGGGTCATACACTCGTCTGGCTCGGAGATTATCTGGAACTTCCCCCTGCCGCCGGACACGTCGAAGATGCAGTCAATCGGATCTGCAATCTCGTATGCCCGGCGCTACACGCTGAGCGCCATTGCTGGTATCGCAAGTGAGGAGGACGACGATGGCAACGCGGCGACGAATACCAATGGTCGGGGATACTCCGGTGGTAACAGTGCCGGTGGACAATCCCAAGGTAGAGGTGGACCTTCAAGCGAGACGGGAGGTATCACCCTCTGATTCGGGATTCGATTGGGACGCATGGTCGGGCCTTATGATTGCCGCCCTGATCGTGCCGCGCTCGACGGATCATCTGGTGGACTACTGGAAGGCCAACGTCAATCTGCTTGATTGGGCCAAGAAGGTGAAGCCGGATGTTTTTGAACGGATAAGGGCAGCGTTTTCTGCCCGGAAACTTGAACTCGAAGGAGGCCAAGATGGCTGATTACGACAACAGGAACCGCTTCACGCTGTTCCGGAATAACCGAAAGCGAGACGGCAAGAAGGACCCGGACTTCAACGGCACCTTTACCGACGATAACAACGTCGAATACTGGATCAGTGCTTGGAGTACGGCACCTAAGAACGGAGGAGAGAAGTTCCTCTCCGGCCTTGTCAAGCGCAAGGAGGCTGGTGGCACAGCCACGCGCCCAAAGGCAGCAGCAAACGCCGGGATGGATGACGAAGTCCCGTTCTAACGACTAGCTGCCGAACGGCAGAGCCGGTGGGGTTTCCTCCTTTCTCCCGCGACCGGCACCCCGATACGACCTCAGTGGAAGAACAGGAGAGGCTATAGTGGTAGTTGATTCTGTGTGGAGCCCCGCAATCTGAGGCGCTGCCCGCCCATAACGTGACGGCGGGCTTTTATTTTGGAGGAAGATATGAAACTGGAACCACGCCTCGATCCTGATGAGATCGAGTTCTTCAAGAACTTCATGGCCGAGACAATGGCAGCCGACCCCGAAACGCAGATGACAGAATGGGGCAGCGGCGGATCGACCTTGATGTTCCTGCCGTACTTTAACACCGGCAAGCTGGTGTCAATTGAACACAACCCCGACTGGTACGACAACGTATCTAAAGCCGTTGGCGAATCGGAGTTGCCCGAAGCCGTGCTGAACAACTTCACCTACTGCTACGAGCCTCCGATGGTGGACAAGCGGTTCTACGGTTACGGGGTTCCATTCGAGGAGAACCCGTGCTTCGCGGCACGATACATCGACCCCGGCCTAAAATATACTAAGGTCTTCGAGTCAGACATATATTTTGTTGACGGCATCTGCCGTGGCGCGGTGCTTGCCACCATCCAAGCGAAGGCCATGAAGCGAGACGCCGCAATCTTCATCCACGACTACTACGGCTACGAGGAACGTATCCCATGGTACAAGTGGGCCTCCAACCTGTACAGCAGGGTGGTACAGGTCGGATCTACGCTTGCAAGGCTATATCTGTGACTTGGGGTGATCACGATATCGAGATCGAGGCCATCGTTGAGAACAGCGATGGCAGCCTCACGGTGACGCTTAACATGGGCTTAGAGGCGCTAAAGACCTTCGCGGCACTCGGCGTTTACACGACACTTCTGGACAAGGCTAAGGAGGCCGTGGCCGATGGATATCTTAACCCCAAAGGGGCAGAAGACAAGGGAACAGGAGAGGGAGGCGCTGACCCTCTTTCTGGAGACTTTCCCACGGTATAGCTTCGTTGAGACCCCGAAGGACAAACCCTCAGACCTTGATGGGTTCGTGACAAGGGATGGCGTGATCATCTCCGGCGTCGAGGTTAAGTGCCGCAACATGACGGCGTCAGAGCTTCGCAACAAGTTTGACAACAGATGGTTGATCACCGCAGACAAGCTGGATAGGTGTGTAAACATCTGCCGATCCCTCTGTATTGACTTCCGGGGTTTTCTATATCTGGTGCCCGACAAGATGCTGATCGTGGTGCCGATCTTCTCCCACGAGAAAGGCTGGCTTACAGAGCCGATCTACGACTGGACTGAGACACAGGCCACTGTGAACGGCGGGATTGCCGAGCGCCTTAACGCCTACGTGGATGTCGGACATGCCACTTCAATCGTCGCGGCTGCGTAGCAAGAAACATCTCGCCCACGTTCGGAGCTTCGGGTGCTGCATCTGCAAGAACCCCGCAGCAGACGCCCACCACCTGAGATCCGAGGGCCATCTGGCTTCTGCGGCACTCAAGAACGGTGACGACTTCACGATACCCTTGTGCCGGAAACACCACGACGAGCTTCACGCTTTCGGGGACGAGAAATTATTTCTTGACTTGCACGGGATTGATGCTAAGGTGGTTCTCGCTCAAATGAAGGAGGGCAAAGATGACGTTTAAGGTAAAGCTTCGAGAGAAGATTGAGTACGACGCCGCCGGGTCGTTCGCGCTGGAGCGGCACGGTGAGCAGGAGCATGGCTGCCTCAAGATCGGGGACCATCTTCGTGACGTTGTGGCCAACGTCCGCAAGCACTACGACCCGCATGTAAACAGCCGCAGCCCCGAGGAACTGATAGCTGCTGCTTGGCTGCACGACATCGTCGAGGACACCAGCACGGACCCCGAAGAGATCGCCAAGAGGTTCGGCGACTCGGTGGAGGAGGTCGTGTCCCTACTGACGGACAAGGCTGGCCGCAACCGGATGGAGCGTCACCTTCGCACGTACCACATGATCCGCCGCGACCCGGATGCCACGCTGATCAAGCTGTGTGATCGGCGGCACAATCACGAGAGGTCCATAAAGCACGGCGAACGCTACGCAGTTATGTACCGGGACGAATACGTTTACTTCAAGTTCGCCCTCTGGACGCCCCACAAGTTCAAGGCACTGTGGGAGGAACTGGACGATCAATACGAGCAGATGAAGAGGATGCTGTCATGGTGATGACGTATCTCGACGGCGGCTTGGTAAAAGATGTGTCCGAGCAGATTGATGTAAGCATCTCAAGGGCGGCCAAGGCTGTTGAATTTGTCCTACGGGATGTGGCAAAGAGGTTGGAGAGTGTCTCCAATGAAGAGGACAACCCGATAAAATCATCCGCAATGAAGGATGTTGCAAGGGTAGTCAGGAAACACGCACGACACACAGTGAATATCTTTAAGGAAAATGAAATGGCAGACCGCAACTACAAAAAGGAATACGAGGAATTTCACGCGACCCCGGAGCAGAAGAAGCGCCGCGCTCAACGTAACACCGCCCGCAAGAAGGCCATGGCCGCTGGCAAGGTCAAGAAGGGCGACGGCAAGGAAGTGGATCACATCGGGGCACCCCGCAAGGGATCTCTGGATGGTGTGCCGACGCAGGTGATCTCGAAGGAGGCCAACCGCTCTAAGCAGCCAAAGAGGAGCTAATTATGTCAAAGACAGGATATGGATATCGCTTTGCAAACCCCCTTCTCAGGCGCATCGACGGCGAAAGAAAGGGCAAAATTATCGGCAAAATGTACGCAAGCTTTGCTGACGGCGAGGGTGATGTGACCTTAGATGTTGCGATAGACGATGAGTCAGCTTTGTGGCGTGTCGATGTCCTCGGCGATATCATCAACCTTCTTCAGGCTGAATACAAAAAAGCTTACGAAGAGATGATGACCGGATTCAACAAGATTCGGGAGGAAACTGCAAGGTGAGCAAGCACGAAGAGTTTGACGGAGACACCAATGACTGAGTGGGCAGAGAAGAATACGCTCCAGTGCGAGGTGGTTAAGATCGCCATGTCACAGGACAAGAACGGCCACATCCTCAAGCTGGCCATCCATCCCAATGATCTGCCGAAGGATCTGGTCCTCGATCCTCTCGGATCCCGTTACGTGATGGTGCTTGCGCGTCTAAACGATCAGGACGAAGTCGTCCAGCCAAAGGAGAAGAGCGAAGGTGATAAGGCGGTGGATATTGCCGGTCTTCTGTGCCGTAATCCTAGGTTCGTTTCTTGGCTTGCTGATCGCGGTTACAGTCGTGATGAATCTCAGGCTGCCGCAGCAGATGCCCTTAGAGAATTTTGTGCCGTCAAATCCAGAGCCGAGTTGGCCACCAACGAGGACGCACGTCGCAAGTTCAACGTCCTGAAAAACGAGTTCGAGCTTGCCGTGAAGAAGGGGGAAGTGCCGAAATGAATTTCGCAAAGCTGTTCCGGCTATACGAGGCTTCGCCGGGGTTTGACAAATTGTCGCACCGCTCGAAGCAAGCCTACGTCTACTGCTCGAAGAGGCTTGAGGATGAACTTGGCAAGGAGGACGTATCCAACCTTCGCCGCTCCACGTTCCTCGCAATGCAAGCCCGTCTGCGTCACCGCCCGGCACTGGTCAACCTGATGACCCGCGTTGCCTCTGTTACGATGTCCTATGGCGTTGACATGGACATTATTCCGGCGAACCCCGTTGCGGGGCTCAAGTCCTTGAAGATTGGCTCTCACGTTCGTTGGGAACCCGACGAGGTCAGGAAGGTGATTGCCCTGAATGATAGGAAGATCTCTACGGCGGTGGCAATCGCGTGGTACACCGGCCAACGCGAGTCCGACATCCTCGGTTTGCGCTGGTCCGACATCGACGATGGCTACCTGTGCATTACGCAGCAGAAGACCAAGCGTGAGTTGAAGATCCGGCTTCACAAGGATCTGATCGACTATCTGGATGCCATTCGCAATGGAGACCCCGAAGACTACTTCATCGTGTCTGGTAAGGTGCGTATGACGGACGGCGCTTTCCGTGCGGCATTCCGCAGGAAGATGGACGGGATCGGTATCGAGAAGACGTTCCACGGCATCCGCAAGGGCGTTGCTTCGTCTCTCGCGGAGAACGGAAGCTCTATAAACGAGATCGCCGCCATCCTTGGACACAAGTCCATACGAATGGCGGCGTACTACGCGGAACAGGCAAGCGGGAAGAAGCTGGTCGAGAATGCCGTGAGCAGTATCACGTCCTGCGTCTAGCGGCCAAGGGCTGCATTGATCTCCGTGACCTTTGCGGCAAGCTTCATGCGCGTCTCGCGCAGCTTGGCCATGGCCTCGAACTTCTCTGCCCGCGTCATGGTCTGGTCGGACTCGATCCGACGCTCCTGTGCGCTCAGCTTGTTTAAACCATCGACAAGCTTGAAGACATATTTTTTGTAGGAGAGAATGTCACGATTTTCGTCGAGGTAGTCCTTGACCGCCTCGGCGTCACCAATCTGACGAAGCCTGCTGTACGACCTGTTGGCTTCATCCACGACCCGGAATAGTTCGTAGGCTTGGCTCACGACCTTCGGGTTTTTGTATTCAGAGTCAATGAAGAAGCGGCGAACGACCGGAAGCTGGCTCACGCTGCGCGGCAGACGCTCTGGACCGGCATCCACGCCCTCCATTGCTAGGGAAGCAGCCTGCACAATGTATGTGCCGAACGGACCCGTGTATCCGCTGATCAAGTTGTCAATGACAATCGGGCTGACACCCTCAAACTTGCCTGTGGTGAAGTTGTAGGAGATCGGAACCTTCCCGAGCATCATGGCGAGGGAGGATGTGCCGGAGTTGTATTGAAGTTCCGGCGCAAGCCTTGCCTTGCCCTCGGAGATCAACGGGAGGCCGGTGTAGAAGTCGTGGTTGACGATCACCTCAAGGGGCGGCAGCATGAACTGTGGGATCGGGTTCACACCAAAGGTAGATGCAAACGATGAGAAGAACAGCGCCGCGTTCTCTCTTGTGGAAGCCTGCCCCGTTGCGGTCTTGTAGAACTGCTGCGGGAATGTGCTGAACAGGAGACCGGCCTCGAACGGCTTCGGCACAGCGATGAACTGACCCTTCAACCCAAAGCCCGCAAGCGGGATCAGGACGTTCGAGTTCTTGATGTAGTCGTCAAGCTGCTGGTAATCCTCGTCATCGTCGTTGAGCATCTCAAGGGCGACGGATATCGCAGCCAGCATGCCGCCACGGATGAGGAACTTCTTTCCCAGATCGGCGTCCCTCTGGCCCTGCTGCCTGCCGGTAACAATCTTTACAGCGCCTTTGCCAGCCTGATACAGAACATCCAGACCTTGAATGCGGGCGTTCAAGAACGGCACCAGCTTGGTCAGGATCGAAAGCGTCTGGCTTGCGCCACGACGGCTGAAGTTCATGATCTCAAGGGCGCGGAAGGCTGCCTCGGCCTCGCTGAAGCCCTGCTTGATGGCGGAATCGTAGACCGCAATACGGGTGGCTGCGTCCGACATTTCAGACACGGCACCGAGCCTGTTCCAGAGAGAACCAACAACCCCGATTAGAGCGTCTGGGCTCGTGATGTTTGTTACGCCCTTCGGCTTTGTGGCACTGCGGATTCGCTTTGCAAGATCAGCGGGACCCAGCATCGCAAGATCGTAGGACCCGACAACGCCGCGCCCCTGAAGGGCTTGGAAGCTGGCCCCGTTCTTGTATGCGTTTGCGAAGCCCTTAACAGTGCCGATAAACGGCATGATATCTGCGCCGCTCGTGATCCACGCCGACAAGGTGTCTCGCATGAGGTTGGCGACCATAAACCCGGGGTCGCGTGTAATTGTTTCGCGCAGGACTTGGGTTGGCAAGCCAATCATTTCCCAGAACTTGCCGACATCAATGCGGTCGTCAGAGCCGAGCGCAGATACAAGAAGCGGATCGCTGACGGCGAACCTCTTGTCCACACCCTTGTCACGGAAGAACATGACCTGATCTTCCTCTCCGCGACCACGGTCGGGGTCCTCTCCTGTGCCGAGAAGCCGGGCAACGCCCATCCTGCGGGCAAGCTCGAAGGACTTCCTTGCGGCGAGGTTCTTGGCGATGGCTTCAGTCCAGAACATCGAGTTCTGGAGCATCACCTGCATAGGATCATTCGCAAGCCCACCAAGCTCGGTTCCCTTGTAGGGGCGAAGGTTGAAACGGCCAGCCACCTTCTTCGGCATCCCGGGGGCATACACCTCCTCGAACACCTCGTAATAGTAGCCGTAGTAGTCCATGTTCTTTGTCAGGTTGGCGAAGGACTCCGGCGTGATGAGTTCAGCATCGACCGCAGCCTTTAGAAGGCTACGGTTGAAGCGCTGGTACATCTTGTACGCTTCCACGATCTCCGGATAGCTCTGCTCGGTGAAGGAGATTGTGGTCTTGATGAAGTTGTCGTCCATCTCCTTCGGCACACGCTTTCCTTCCGCCTTCAGGCCAATAGCCCGCTTCGCTGTCGCGTATAAACGGAAGATCTCCCGCTTGTCGCGGGGCTCGTTTGTCGTCGGATCCGGAGGCCCCGGCTGAAGCATAAGCTCGAACACCTTCATAAGGTTGTCGGGGCTATCCTCAACCTTGAGGGTGGCAGACAGGATGTCGCCAGTCTTCAGCTTGTTCACGGCAATGTTGCCGCGAAGCATGGCGGCGGCAAAAAGGTGCGAGGCGCGGTCCTTGTTGAGGAGCGAGACAAGCGGCGAATAGTCCGCCGTGAGGCGAGACATATCCCCGGTCGTCAGAAGGTTCTCTTGCTTTTCGAGAAACTCGATCATGGCATTCCGGTCCACCGCTGCGGTGCGCCCGATGAGGGCTGCGCGGGTGAGAGCGGAGATTTTTGTCTGACCGTATTGAGTGGTAAGCAGCGTCTCCGTCGGGGCTTCGCCGAGGAAGAAATCAAAGATCATGTCCTTGAAGCTCTTCTTGGGTGCCGGGGCGAACAGGGCCTTGTTCTTCTGCTCAAGGATGCTCGGAAGCGGGGCAGCGGAGAACCTCACATCGCCGCCATCGCGTTTAACATACTTATCCGCGATGGACTTTGCGTCGGTTACGACTGGTTGGCGAACTCCTCCCCTCCGTCCGACGGCATTGACGGGTCCGGGTCCGGGGCTAGTGGCGTTATTTTTGCCAGCCTCCTGAACCCTCTTGCGAAAAGCTCGTCCGCGCTCAGCCCGGAATTCTTCCGACTTGGCCCGGAGGTAGTTACGTAATTTTTGTTTGTCAACTTCCGGTCGATCATACCACGGTCCTTCTACGCTTGTGCTGACCTTAAATATGGGGTCCCTGATGATGCCTGTCGAGCGCTTTTCATAGCCTTCTACAACTTTTTTCGCATACTCCGGGGTGAAGTAGTAATGCCGTCCAAGGCCGTCAGGAAGTCCGATGTAGGCTTCTCCTGCGTCGGTGTACCCGTACTTCATTCCGGAGTTGTACGTGTTGTACTTTCCTTCGCCCGTGTAAACGTCACGGTATGGGTCCACTTCTCCAACCGCATCTTTGAGCAGGCCGGATATTGATCCGTGATCGACTTCTTGTGCCGACGTTGCGACCCAACTTTCCCAATGATACCTTCCCATTGAATATTGGTTGCCGCGATTAAGCATGCCGTATGCTTTTCGGATGGCCGGAGCCAGATCCCTTTCCAGAGCCTCGTAGTACATAAGACCGCGAATGCCGTCTCCGAGATGAGCTATTCCGCTCCCGGTGTCGGTCACGTTCTTTGTCTTGATTTCTCCGGTCTTGGTCCGCACTTCCTTCGGGATCTTTATGCCGTCATACAAATTGTAATCGTTGAATGTCCCGTCGTTGAACTGGTTACGCATCTGGACGCGATCAAGAACCATAACGTCGTCCCTGCCCGTGACAAGCAGAACAAAGGACAGGACCTTGTTGTTGATGCCAATGCCGGGGTTAACAGTGTGGAACAGACGGCGGATGTCCTTACCGCTCAGAGAGTAATCCTGAATTAGGTCGTGAAGATACTGGAGCAGTGTCCTGCCGTCGGGGACGCGCTGCTGAAGTTTGACAAGGGTTGTTTCGCCAAACGCCCCGAGGTTGTGCGTCGTTCCCGCGCCCGGCAGCCCGTCAATCTTGAGCGTTCCTACGTAATCCTTGTAAGCCTCAAGGTCGAATTCACCGTCAATTGCATCTTGGATAAACTGGTCTATGCCGCCCGCAAGCTTGCCAGTTCGGTTCGATATTCCAACTGGCTTCACGACATCCAAGAACATGCTCTCTTGAACAAACGGGCTTACGCCACGGGACAGTATGCCCCAAAGAATAAGCTTGGCCGTGTGTACCGGGGTGGCGGTTCCATCTTTGTAGGCTTGCTCAAATTCTTTCGCAGCCGAAAGCCCTTCTTCTGCCATCCTCAGTTGCCCGGGTGTCATGCGGCCAATCTGATCGGCAATGAGCCGTGGATTATTTGCGAACAAGACCGCCTTGTATGGCGCAAGGGGAACTCCGGTGCTTGGATCGGCTGACCTACCAAGCGCGTCGGCGGCGTAATCGGCCCAAGCATTGTCGCTTGCAAGGGTGTTCGGGTGATCCCTTAAAAGCTGATCCAAGTTTGCTATCTGGGCTGCGGCATTATTGGGATTGGTGGTTCCCGTGATCTTTGGCTTGTGATCGTAGTACCTGCTGGCGGCAGTTCTAAGGTAGGGATAGAGACCAAATTCCCTGCTTTCCTTGTCTTCTAAATTCCTAGACAACGGAGATCCACCGGGCAGGGGGCTGGCAGAAAAGCGCTGCCCAACCTCAACGGGGGCCACTTCTCTCTTTCCAACTTCGCCGGACTCAATACGCTTAAACACAGCCTCCTGCGCATTCGACTTCAGGGTGCGGAAGATCCTGCGGAAGAATTCCGTGATGCGGTTGAAGAGACCTGCGGTGTTCTTCGGGGCAGTCCGATTGATGACCCAATCCTTGTACATCTCCGCGACGGCTTCTTCGAGGAGAACTTCGGGGTCTGCATATTCGGGGGTTATCGGCTCGCCGTTGGGCGCATACACGGCCTCTGCCTTGTCGAGGTATGTGTACTTCTTCCCCGGCACCTTTGCGGAGCGGGCAGCCCTTGAGAGGATGTTCCACTCGGCAGGGCGGATCAGGCCCATGCGGCGGACAACGTGAATGATTTCGTGGTTCAAGGTCTCCATCAGGGCCTTGATGTTATCCTCGACAGGGAGCCTCGGGTCGATGACGCCCTGCGCGATCTCGACGACGACCTTCATGTCGTTGGCTGTGCCGTCAGAGCGGACGAAGCCACGGACAAGGTATCCGGGCTGGGTGTCGATCACGTCCCGAACTTTCAGCGAAACCTCGGCGGGAACGATGGAGGACAGTCGCGTGCGAAGCTCCGAGTACACCTTCTGGTCGAGAGCCTTCTGCTCTGGGGTGTAGTCGCGCGGCGTGACGGTTTCGGCCTCGATTTGCCTGACCGGCTTTCTGGGTGCCGCAACTTCAGGTAGAGGCCCCGCAGACAAGCTCTGCTCGGTCGTGTCTACTGGGGTTGGTCCTGTGGCGGTGATTTCCTCGGAGACCGACGGAGGCTCCGGAATGGCCGCAATTCCTTCGCCAGAAGGCGCTGGAGCGGTTTCTGTGGCCCCGATGGTCTGGGATGGCTCCACGGCAGAAACGGCTTCTACGGGCTCCATAGAGGCTTCGGCAAGAGGCTCTGTTGGGGCGATTTTTAGGCCCTGAAGAGCCTTGATGCGATCCGGGCCAAGCTCGTCGCCGACCGGCTCCGATGGCGGGGTTGGCTGGGCATTAAATACAAATGCCTCAAGCGGCTCGACCTCGCGGACAAGCTTGTCGAAGTTGTCTTGGGCCTTCTTCTGATATAACGGCTCGGAGACGCCAATCTTGCTGGCACCCTCCTTGATGCGGATCGGATCTGTGGCGAGGACCTTGGCAGCCTGAATACGAGAGATCAGGTTGTCGCGCTCCGTCCTGACGGCATCGAGGCTGTCGAACTTCTTCTTGCCAATCTTGACGGGAAAGATGTCGGGGATCTTGGCGGGCTCGCGGATCTCCACCTTCGCGCCAGTCTTGGCATTGTAGATGCCGACCGCCTCATTCAGGGAGTCGCGGTCAGCAAATTCACCAATCACGTTACCGGCAGGCGTCTTCAGAGAGAAGATCGGGACATTCTCGATCTCGTCCTCTACAACCTCCACGGGTCCGTCGATGTTGTATTGCCGCAGCTTTTCTGCGGCATCAGACACCAGACCTTGCCGGGCAGCAATGGCATTCTGCTGCTTCTCTGCCGCTATATCCTGCTGAAGCTGGCGAGCGCCACGAAGCTTACGGCCAGCGGCAAGCTGGATGACACCCTCAACGAAGGAGCCAGCAAATGCGCCAGTGCCCGCGTTGCTGAGAAGGTCCTGACCAAACTCCACGTCGGGGTTGTAAACGCCGTACTCAACAAGATCGTTGGCGATACCGGAGGCGGCTTCCTGCGCACCCTCCGCAACACCGGCTCTCGTGATCTTCGAGAGACGGCTCTTGACGATCCTTTCAACCAAGGGAGCCTTGGATGCGGGAACCTTGCTGAGTATCTGGGTGAGAGGCCCGAAGAACCGCTCAAGCGGGGCCGCCTCGGCAATGCCAATAAGGGCGTCCAATCGCTGAGCGGCAAGCTGATCCTCCGGGGAAATCTCCATGCCGGAAGCAAGCTGCTGCTGAATTGTTTGTGTTCGCTGCGCGGCACCAAGGGCCACACCTTGTCCTGCCGCAGTTACGCTGCCAGCCAATCTGGCCGCCCTCTGTGCCGCAAGAGCATCTGCGGCGGCACCGGCAGCACCAGCAATTTTGGCACCCCGACCAGCAAGCGCCGCAATCTTCGCAGCGCCGGTTGCGGGTACAAGGAAGGAGCCGACGCTACCAAGAGCCTCCGCAGCCTGTTGTGCCGCAGTCGGATCCTTGGTCGGGTCAATGCCGAATGTTTCCTGAAGGTATTTCCGGGCATCCTCTGAGAAGCGGCCCGCCGTTGTTTTTGCCACCTGTTCGGCTGGCATGGCAAGGGCGGCAATACCGCTTGGGATGTCCGTGAGGCCAGTTGCAAATCCGTATGCGGCACGGCCAAGCAGAGTGGATTCATCGGGGCCGGTCGGCTGTTCGGTGGGAACAGCACCAACGCCACCGTAAACCCTGTCTACGTAGGCAACGATATCCTTCGGCGTAGCCTCATCGGGGAAGTCGATGATGCCACCGGCCTCTGGGACATATACGGATTTGACCATTCGTTACTGTCCGGCAGCAAGTTGTCGCATTGTGTTCATGTCGCTGACGCCACCAGCGCCGTAACCAACGCCTTTTCTTACGGTCGCAATTGCCGTCCTCAGTCCGTTCATTTCGCTAAGTATTTGCGCCCGCCTATCTTCGCTCGGCGGTATGTCAGCGTTAAGCTCGGCATCCAAAAGCTTCAATTCCTCAACGTACCCCTTCACGGCGTCCGCCGGGCTCAGGATGTTCATCTTATCAAGTTCGCGCCTATACGCAAGCGTATCTGCGGCAATTGCCGCCCTTTCTTTCCGGTCTGCGTCGTACTGAGACATATCCCATTCAAGCATAGCCTTCTCGCGGGCGATTAACGCCTCACGTTCCGCCGCCCTCTCTTCTGCGGCACCACCACCAAACGCAGCAAGAGCATTTATGGTAGCCTCCCAATTGCTCTGTCCCGGCCTGATTGCGGCCTGCGCAGCAGCAAACCACTTCTGAGCCTTCTCCCAATCAGACACACCAGTCTGGCCGTAGAGATCTTCAAGCCTTTTGCGAAGCGCGGCTTCTTGAGCGGATGATTGGTTTTCTTCGGACGTGTCTTCCTGACCAGAGGTTTCGTCGCGTGGCTTCTGGGCTGGCGCAGCAGGGCTGGACAGCGGCATGCCCCGCCTCTCTGCGGCGGTCATACCATACATTGTCGGTTCCCTCGTGCGGCCAGCATCAGCCTCGGCCTCGCGGCGTTGCGTTGATATCCGAGAGAGTTCTTCCACCGTCGGAGCGGAAAGTATATCGCCAGACGGCGCTGTCCCTTCACCGCCCGGGAAAAGGAAATTGTATATGCCGCTCGTCAAGCTTGTCTCCCCAACGCGCGTAATCGGAGCGCCAGCACCACGAGGACCGTAACGGTAATACCTTTCAACAAGGCTTCCGTCCTGATAACGCTGCACCATTCCACCATCGCGCATGCCCGGCTGAAGAGCGCCAACGCCAGCCTGCATCTGAGGCGGCGGCATCTGGGGCGGCGTCTGCATCGGGGCTTCAATATTCTGCGGCACACTCGCAAGCTGCTTAGTTAGTGTATCGACAACCGACTCCTGCGGACCACCGGAGAACTGCTCACGAATGGACTGACGGCGCTGTGCTTCTGCCGCGACAAGGAACGGCGGGATGTCACCCGTCGGGTTCTGCATGAGCATAGAGAGCCTAGCGTCTGGAAGGCCCTTGAGGAGATCCTGCTGTTCAATGATGTTGGGCATTTTTTAGCGCTCGTACTGATCGTAGTATTCGGGTTCAAGATCGGCGAGGCCACCACCGCGATAGACGACGCCACCCTTGCGGAAGCCACCAAAGCCCTGAAGAATTCCACCAACGGCGGATCCGAGGCCGATGGCATTTTGGAGCCAAGATGGCTTATCATTGCCCATTGATTTCACGGGCTGATAGCCGCCTGACATGCCGCCCAAGACGCCAGCCTGCATCTGCGAAACCTGAAGCGGATAATACCGCTGCGCCAAGTTGTACTGCTCTTGTAAATTTCCTCCAGCCTGAAGGGCCGCGAGGTTCGTAAGCTGCATGTTCTTCTTCTGCTCCGCAAGGAGCGCCTGCTCACGGGCAGAAGATGCGCGACCCTGAAGGGCGGCAAGCTCCGCTTCCTTTGCGGCGGCAATCTGACCAGCCTCGGCCTGACGTGCGCCCATAAGGCCCTGAAGCCCTTGAAACTGAGCCTGAGATGCAAACTGCCTTGAGGCTTCGCCAGCCTGACGGGCAGCCATAGCGCCCTGAAGCCCCTGAAGACCAAGGTTGGCACCAAACTGACGTGACTGTTCCTCGGCCTGCTGTGCCGCCATGTTGTCGGCGAACTCCTTGCCGTAGAGACCAACGGCAGATTCGTATGCGTTCTGGAGGCTCTGAGCGTTTACATCCGCCATCTGCTCCTGCATATTGCGGCGGGCTACCTCTTGGGCAACTGCCGCACCAGATCCACCAAAGGAACCCGCACGAGCAGCTTCAAGGGCGCGGCTTGATGCCGCCTCATCGTACTGCTTCTGAAGGCGGTCTGTTGCCCGCTTTGCGACAAGCTCCTCATAGGGAGACATGCGCTGCTTGATGTTTTTGGTGGTGTAGTCGGCTTCTGCGAAATCCGTAGGGCCGTATCTGCCCTGCCTGCGATACGCATCCTGTAGGTTGGCGTAGCTGGTCGGATCATACTCACCGGCCCGCTCGTACTTCCTGCCGATGTCGGCAAAATTTGTCATGTCGTACTGGCCAGCCTGACCATACTGGCGATACATATCGCCCATGCGACGAAGTGCTTCGCGCTGCTCGGCATCGCCATACTGGCCTAGCCCCGGGAGGCCACGCAAGTACTCCATCGTGTATTTAGACAAGCCCGGATAGCCAGCCTCAATGGCCGCGCTTCCGCCACTTTGAGCCTGATCTAGTACGTTTTGTACGTAGTCGGCTACCGATTTACCTGTTTCTGTCTTTGCCATTTTTTACGCCGGAAGAAATTCGCTGGGGTTGATGGGTTCAGATCCCTTGATAAGCTCGGATCCTTCTTCTCTCAGACGCGCGACCATGGCGTCTAGGACTTTTGCACCGGCCTCTGTCGAACCATCGCCAAGTGTGGCAACAGCCCACGCCGGAATAACATACTCGCCGCTCGCAATCCGGACATCCTCTCGGCCATCAATTGAACCGGGGACCAAATCTGCGACCCCGCTTCCGGGGCCGGACACAACGCCTCCATCTGCGTAGGCGCGGATAAGCTCTGCTGTGGCATCCCTGCCGAACATGCGATCATAGCGATCAAGTGCCTGACGCGGATTAGGGTGCTGCCCACGAAGGGCCGAAATGCCGCCAGCAACCACGCCACCCTTTTCGAGGGTCTGGTTAACAACCCCTCCACGCGCCATCGCCTGACCGGCCATTGGCTTGCTGTAGGACTGGAGCGGCATAATTTGCCTACCGGCACCCCCTGTGGTGGAATTTACGCTTGAGCTTTGCTGCTGCGGAGGCTGACCAGAGCCGCCAATGTTTCCAAGCTGCGGCGGTGGCGACCACTGTGATTGCTGGTTTGACTGAATGCCGCTAATACCCTGATTATAACCGAAAACGGGCTTATTCATAAGGTCCTGCGGATTGTTGTATTGGGCCTGCCCAAACGCTGGTGGAATTCCGTTGAAATACATATTAGCTCACGATCTTCAAGATGCCGCCGTCTGACCAAACACTGCCAGACGGAAGGCCGGTTGAGGTTGTGGGTATGTTCTGGATTGTCAGGCCAGAAATGGGAAATGCCGCGACCTGATTTGTAAGGTCGGAAGCAACAGTTATCGGCCTGATTGCGTCGAGCTTCTGGAGGCTAATCTCAATCTGTTTGATAAGCCTGTTCATGTACTCTTGGCTGTAGTCCTTGGTGGCCAGCGGAAGAGCAGATTTTGTGCCCGTCATCGACGACCATCCTCCCTCATGTCAAGGCGCGGCACCCCAAGACGCCAAGCGACATTGAGTTCATCGCTCTCTACCCGGAGAGCAACGGACCTTGCCCTGATGCGAGTAAACATCTGATCGGTAAACCTGTTAACGGCAAGGGTTGCCGAGGAACTCCTCTGGGCGTTTCGTTCATCACCAGCGCCAATTGCGGAACCCGGATAGTCCTGCGGCCTGATCGTGAATTTGACAATCGGCTCCACGTCGCCGTCATGCACTGTAGAGTTCTTGAACGTGAGGTCCGGTATAATGCGGTTCACGAACATGAATTTCTGGCCCTCCCCGATCTCTACAGGGCTGGACTGGATGTATGCGTTGATCGGCGTTTCGGGGTTGGTGCTGCCATCGTTGAAGCCGGACTCTTGGGCGTACAGGTATCCGTCCACGCTTACGGCGCGGGGGGTAGTTCTGCCCGTCCGATCAATCCAAGCTGTGCGAGCAAGGCTTCCGTAATACCAAGCGTTTTCCGCGTAGTTGTAAACGACATAACGGTCAACCTCCACATCAGCCGGGGCAACCCCGTCCTCTGTGGACTGCGTCTTTGACGGGTAAAACCAGATGATCTCGTTGTTGCCGGAGTCGGCAGAACAGTAGACCTTGTCGCCGTTGTCGGTGTCCAGATCCAAGAACACGTAATCCCTGACCGTGCAGGGTAGCGGTTCAATGCGTCCATTGTAGGAGTAGAAGTTGTTTGACCCCATCCAGAAGGCGGCTGAGCCAGCGACGATCTTTGCGTTCGGACCTATGATGTCAAAGGAAGACCCGACATAGTTGAAGCCGTATCCATAAGGAGGACCGATGTAGGTCATCGTGTAAAGCGATGTTTCGGTCCAGATCAGGATTTCCTCTCTGTTCTGGACGGCTGTGACAATATACGACCCCGAAGAAAGCCTGTTGTCGCCAGCAGTTGTTGTGAGGTCTGCGGCATCCCAATTCGTTGGATCGGACGAATCAGACCAGCGAATTGTCATCTTGTCCTGCGTCTGCGTAACGTCGTATGGATTGCAACCAAAAGCGATGATCTGCCTGTTCTGGTCGGAGACCAAAATCTCAGTTGCGACATACGGCAAATACTTCTTGGAGTATACGGACCCAAGGTTGCTAAAGCTGACGGCGGGGCCGGCCGTGTCGGTGATGTCCCAATAGACGATGGATGATGTGTAAACTTCGCATCCTGTGCCGCCAGACTCCGTCGTTGTGGCGTTGCTCGTTACGGTGAACGTGTACGCATTCGCGTTGACAACGGAAATTGTATGCGTTCCGTTCAGGGCGGAAACAGAGACGCCGCCAATGTCCACAGAAACATTACCGATGATTACTGCATTTCCATTCGAGAAGCCGTGGTTCAACTGCGTGACGGTCACGACGTTGCTGCCGTTTGTCAGGTCAAGCGGATTTGATCCAAGGGTGTAATAGTTGGTGAGATCGCGCGGACAGGCGACCATGTCCTCGCCATAGTTGTCCACCGTCCATAGGCCGCTGTAGTACGTTGAGAGGGTGCTGTCTGGGCCATATCCCCAGCCATAGGATCCAGATACACCACCCCACGGACCACTGCCCCAGCCTGCAAACGTAACATTGGTGGATATGCCGGGATGGAACTGATATTCTACCGATACGCTTGAACCGCCACCAGAACCAGTTGATGTTGCGGTGCCTGTCGTGGTAACGGTATAGGCGTTCGCGTTCACGACGTTCTGGACGATTAGCTCCGTATTGATGGCGGTGCTAAGTATACCGTTTACATTCGACGAGCCAGACACGGTTATATAGTCACCGGCAATCGCCCCGTGAGCAACGTCTGTGATTGTCACGTTGCTTGAACCGTTTACCGTCGCTATCGGATTTGAGCCAAGGTTTGATGTTCGCCGAAGGGGCGTGATGTCAACTATGGTCGAGGAATCATCAACGTAAAATTTGATGTTGGTCGGCATGGCAAGATAGTTGGTGCCGACAAGGCTAGACCACCCATACAGCTTGCGGCACTTGCCGATCAGCGCTGTCTGGTTGGCATATATCTTCGTCCAGCCGCCAATTTTCTCCGGGAGGCCGTTCCTGAAGCGTATGAAATCCGAGTCAAACCACCCGCCGCTATTGGCATAGCTCGTCGTGTCACGGTTGATGCCGGGCTGGAATTTGAGCTTGGAGAGCATCTAGAACGCCCTATGAAAGGTTCTTCAGCTTGTATAGCGTGGAGAGGTATGTGCCGACGAGTTCGTCGATGATGTTCTCGATTGCGGGGACCCCGTGAGCAACCTTTGTGCGGCTCTTCGAGATCCAGTTTGCATCTTCCGTAAGGCACTTAATGATGTCCACGGATTCGTCCTTGCAGGAAAGATCAACGTGGCCGATGATGCCCTTCGATCCCTGACAAGCCTCCACCAGCTTGTCAAGCGTGTCAATCACATCGTCGTAGAAAGACCCGAGTGCCTTATGCTCGGCATAGGACTTCGTTTTCCAGTGGGCCAGATGGGCCTGATTGCGGGTCTTGAAAACCCGGGCGACGAGTTCCTCAATCATTTTTACCAGCCCGCCATTTGCGTGTACTTGTTGGAACCAGCACCACAGTCAGCCTCAAACTCTGCCTTCTGATCCTGACTGTAGTTGCGGCGCTGAACGGATTTCAACGAAACAACCTCGCCGTACTCGTTGACGACGGGCTCAAGCCAATTCGCCTCAAGCGTGTTGTGATTTAGGTCGTGGGTGACAAATGCAAGGTACATATATTCCTCTTAGGTTATGGAGCCGCTGATAACAGCGAATGAGAATGTTGGCGTTTCCGTTGTCGTTCCGCCGGTAGTCCGGAAGGACAGCCTAAAGGATCCGGCAGAAACCGCCGTTACGTGGATTTCGTATAAGTCTGTTCCAGTCCTTTGGTTAACGACGATTAAGTCGCTTGTTCCAACGGTTGAGTTGGTCACGGTGAATGATGCAAAAGTCGGCGATCCAGCCGCGCTGACGAGCGTAATCCTTCCAACGGGGTTATTTATTGTAACGCCGGTTGTCCTGCTGGTGGCCTGTGTGACGCTGGAACCAGAGCCAGCGCCATAGCCAAGGAGGCTTGTTCCAATGACCAAGCAGTCGCCGCTGCTATCAATCTTGAACCTGTCCGTTACGCTTGACGCGCCATCGCTTGTAGTCGAGAATGTTATCGCGCCCGGAGCATCACCAGAAGAAACGGCTGCGTCAACATTGAAGGTAATTTTTGCCGATGACCTCCAAGCGGCTCCGTCGTAGATGGAGCCGCGAATCGTAAGTATGTCATCGCCGCTTGCGGCTGCGGTAATCGTGGTGGTGTCGCCGCCACGGGCTTTGTACCCCTCGTAGAATACACCACCTGTGCCAGTAGACTGGTTTCCGAGGCCAACTGCGGTCGCAGAGCCAGTCGCGCTCCACCCAATATACTGCGAGCCCGTCGCCCCGATGGCGGCATTGGCAACAGTCTTTGTGTTGGCGTTCTGGACGTTATATATGGCATTCGCGGTGGATTGAATTCCTCCGGTGAAGGTCTTGAGGCCCGCAAAAGTTTGGGCCGCAGTAAGCATTGCCACCGTGTCGCCTTCAACCGCGATAACACCGGCAGACACGCGAGAGATAGTCGTGTCGGATACGTTACCAACCTCAAAGGTGGTCGCCTGTGCCGCTCCGCCTACATCCAAAAGATTTCCGGGCGCCTTAGTTCCTATGCCGACTTTGCCATCGGACGCGATACGCATGCGCTCAACAGCCTGTGTGCTGGCTGTATTGTCGGACGTTCCGAACAGCATTGCTGTATCTGGAGTCAAGCTTTCGGAAATTGTAGCAATGTACCCCTTAACGCCAGCGCCGGGAGTGTCTGCATCTGATCCGTACCACTCAATACTGCCAATCGGCTGATTTGCGGCGAATGACGTGTCGGTATTAACGAAGCTAATCGTACTGTTTTTTGAAGCGGAAAAGTACATTGCCGTGCTGGCGACCGTGGCAGTGTTGTTGATCGTATAGGTGCCAACGCCGCCAGTGCCGGTGCCGAGGGCGGTTATGTATGTGTTGTAATCAAGGCCGGATGTCCCAAGGAACACTCGATCACCAACCGAAATGGAGCCAGAGGATACGGATGTGATCGTGAGCGTGGTTCCGCTTATTGAACCAACCATAAGGGCAGTAATATTTGTGCTTCCGGTGATCTGGAGGACATAACCGGGGTCGGCGGCATCGCCGATATTTACATTGCCTTTTGAGTTAATCCGCATACGCTCCGTAGGGATAGCAAGGCCATCTGATGTAGTAAGGAATGCAAGTCTCCCCGGCATATCTCCGGTCCCCGGAGTTCCATCAACGGCAGCACGAATGATTGCTCCAATGGAGGTTAGGTTTGTCCCGTCATCACCAACAAAAGATATATCGCCAAGGCGATCATCTTGTATTACCGACCCTCTCGTTGACCAATCTGCTCCACGGCTTTTTACTAAGGTCACTATTGAGGTAAGCGTACTTGGAGCAGTATAACCAAACGCCGCAGCATAATAAGAGCCAGAACCAAGGAGATTCGCCCTGAACAGGTTGCCGCCGATTGCTGGTGCAGATGTTGCGCCGCTCGTTACTACTCCAACACCGTTGATTACAAACGGAGTCGCGTCGGGGTTAGTCTCATCCTCTACCAGAATGGCATTACCTGTACCAAGCTGTGTAACGCGCAAGGCGGCATCGGTGTTGTCTGTGACAGAGATAATCTGGTTTTCGGTAAACGTGTTCGTGGCATTTGTGGACGCCACATTGCCGACGATCTTATTGGCGTCAATGCCGTCTACATAAAGGAAGTACGTTTCGCCGTTAGGGATGGTAACGCCGGTCTGGCCAGACACCTTGAATGTCACGCTGAATCCGCCGGTCGTGGCGTTCTTCACCACGTATAGCTTTTCAATCGCGGGGCAGATCACATTGCGGGCGGCGGTAATGGTGCCGGTTAGATTGATGACCGCATTACGGGACTGGTCGGCAGAGCCGTTGTTGGTGGAAAGGGTTGTGTCGCCGCTGTTGGAAACCGTAACAGAGACGTAACCGCCAATCGCCTCCTCAAGGAGGGTGCCAAGGTTGGTGTTCGTGGTTGTACCCCACGTACCCTGCTGCTCGCCGGTTCCAATGAGTTCAAGACGGAGATTGGGAGAGTATGTTGATGCCATGTGCCTACGCCGCTATTTGCGTCCAAGTGGTTGTTTGTGAGTCGCTCACCGGCCCCCAATCCGGGGTCTGAGAATCTGTAACCGGGGTCCACCCGGGAGTTTGCGGGGTGGATACAGAAGACCATCCGGGGCTTTGCCCATCAGAGATCGCCTGCCAATCTGGAGTCTGGTCTGTATCAACAAGACTCCAGATCAAAGCCACGTTGTTTACATATCCGGTGGCGGATACACCGACCAGATATACAGTCTTTCCGAGGTTTACGGTCACTTCCTCGGCATATCCATACGCCGTGGAACCCTCGACCGTAACGCTTGAGTTCACCTTGATTATAACACTGCCGACGGCAGTAGTGCCAGAGACTCCGGTGACGCTAAGCACTTGGTCTGTCTGGATCTCTGGGGTGCCGACACCTCCTGTGGCAAGGCTACCGGAGACACTGACATTCGCGTCGGCAGAGACGGTTACAGAACCCGGGCTTCCGGTTGCCTCAACGCCGACCACGTATATGTAATTGACGCTGCGGACCGTTACCGTGCCTGCGGCACCAGTTGCCTGAGAGCCAGAAACACCGACATTTGCCGTGCCGGTTATAGTTACATTGCCGGAAGATCCGGTGGCAGAAAGGCCGGTAACGGGAACATTTGCCTTGCCAGAGACGGTCGGCGCTGTAGTCGCGCCCGTCGCGGATACGCCAGTTACCGGGACGTTTGCCTTGCCGGATACCGTTACGGATCCAACAGAACCCGTCGCCTGAAGGCCGCTGACGGGCACAAAGGCACTAGCGATTACCCCGACGCTACCAGCGCTGCCGGTCGCTGAGACACCGTTTACATTTACATTTGCCTTTCCAGATACAGTTACGCTACCGGGCGATCCTGTCGCTCCGGTGTCCAGTATCCCGGAATACCCCCAAGGGGCCTCGCCCCAGCCGAACGAGCCCCAGCCTTGGAATGGGACGATTGCGTCGGCCATGGCGATACCTTATTAGGCGATGCGGATGATGGCGTCGGTCGCGTTGGCGGTGGGGAAAACGATCACGAAGTCGCCGTTGGACGAAGACTTGTCGGAACCAAATGCCAAGGTCACAACAGCCGCATTGGATGAATTGGCGTTGTAGATCAGGGCACCGTTGGCGGTGATCGTGGAAGAAGACCAAGTCGTGTCGGCAAAGTCAACATAGGCCGTTGTGCCGGAGGTGGTCGGAGACACCGATGTTAGCGTGTTGCCGCCAGCACTGTAGCCTGTGCCGGTGATCTCGTTTGACGTGGAATACGCCGTCGTCGAAGCGCCAAGGGTGGCGGACGAGGTATAGAGAGCGATCTTGAAGGTGTTGCCACCCGGGTTGTCGAAGTCGTGCAAGGCGGACATGAGTTCCGACTTGAACGATGTACACATAGCCGTGGAAATTGCCACTAGAGCCTCCTGATGATTTCGGCCATGTCGTTATGGCCTTGCTTGCCTAGCTGCGCCGCCAGAGTTGTACGGTCTGACCTTACAGCTTGTTTCATGTAGTGAATGATCGCGGGACGGATACGGTCCTTGTACGCCATCGCCTGATCTCGTATTGCCGGGTGGGCCTCCGACGAAATGAACAAGAGCTTGTTCAGAAGGTCTTCGGCAATCTCTTCAACGGTAAAACCCCGCTCGTGCGTGGTCCGTACCTCAAATGCTCCTACGGAGCCAAATCCATTGTTCATCAGTTCGGCGTGATGCGGGGTTCAGAATTTCTGTACGTGTCGGAACGGTTACGGCCTTCGCCAATGACCTTGAGCGCCTGTAGCGACTCCTTGTACTTCCCGGCGTAAAGGCCAATAAGATCCTGCTCGCCCTTGAGGTACGTGTACGCCTCAAATAGGCAGCCGTACAGTAGAGCATTTTCGGCGTTTTCGCTGAGCCATGTGCCGGTTGGCTGGTCAACAATTGAGTCCGGTTCGTAGAAGTAGTGAAGCTCGACTTCGTAGGCGGCGTTCGGGGGAGGAGCGATCAAAAAAGTATCGTTGTCGAAGATCGCGTAGTATCGGGGAACACCGGTCGTCGCGGTGGAGGGGTATGCTTCACGTAGAAACGCAACCTCCTTCGGGAGCAAATACTCGTATGTGCCGTTGTTGTTCACGGCAATGGAGTATGTCGCCAGATAGTCCGTCGGGGTCGTGAGATAGCGATTGTTCGCCGTCAGGTTGCCCGTCACGTTCTTCTTGAGGACCGGGATCTGCACGTCATAGTAGATGCGCTGCTCGGCCTGCCGAATGATCGTGTCCATATCGGTAGTCGAGATACCATTCGAGTCTACCTGAAGGTAGCCGTGGATCGCATCTACAAGCTGTGCATACGTGAAGGCCATATCAGCCCTGCTTCTCCGAGATCCTCAGACCCTTCGTCGCGGCACCACCGCCGCGCATCTTCATGGGCTTCTTCAGGATCTTCATGTTCCCGACGTTTACACCGCGCCGCATGCCGCCTTCAACGGTGGCATCCGACGGGTCCTTGAGCCGTGCGTTCTGCTTCTGCATTTTAGCGACCCCGCTGGATTTTGGTCTTCTGAAGCCGACCGACACCGCTACCGGCACCAGCCCGCATGTCACGATGAGAGCGGGCGGGAGCATTCACAATGCCGCCAGCAGCCATCTTCTTCTTGCTCTTCTTGATGATGGTGACAGAGCTACCGCCCGTCACATCACCGGCATAGGGATCGGCCATCTCCTCGATGAGGCGACGGAGACCCTTGCGCTCCTTGGCGGTGTAGCCAACCTTGCCACCTTCCGCCATCTTCTTCCTGTATGTGTACTTCATTTTCTCAAACCATCCTTCCGCGACCGCGACCGCGTTCTGCCTTACCGGCACCACGGACAAGGCCACCGGCCTTCATTCCAGAAGCCTTCAATCTGCTGCCAACCTTTATCGGAAGGTCAACATCCTTGATCGGCTTGCCTGAAGGCTTTTCCTCATCATCCGATGAATCCCCGGGGGAGTACGGGGATTCGTAGTAATTCTGGCTTGTCGGCACAAACTTGTTGCCAATCAGGACGCCTGTCTGGCCCTCCCTATTTGTACCGGCAACAGCAAGTCCTGTGCCGCCGAGAAGATCAACAAACCTTCCGGGGCTACGGGTGCCCATGCCCAAGCCCTGACTAAGCGCATAGATCATGTCTGCTGCGCCTGTCGCCGCCTCTTCTTTTGTGGGTTTGTCTTTTGCCATGTTATACCATCTTTCCGCGACCAACACCGCGCATTGCGAGAGCCATTCCGACACCCTTACGGGCAAGACCGCTACCACGAACAACACCACCGGCCTTCATTATCGGAAGATCAAGATCAACATCCTTTATCGGACGGAAGTTGCGAACCATTGGAGCAGAATTGGCGTCGGATGTCATTCCACCGCCACGATTCACTGGAAGGGCATTCACGGCCCCACCACGACCCGAGCGATCAATCTTGTCCATGAAGGATTTCTTCATGCCAGAGCCCCTAAGCGGGGGTGGCATACCGCCGACACTGATGCTCTGCCTGCCGCCACCCAAGCCACTGCCGCGACCCGGTAAAGACAGTGGCTTGGCATTCATAGCCAAACGACGAACAGGCGCATCTATTGGCCGAGCGTTCATAGCTACGCCACGACCCATCGGAACCGAATTTACGTCAGACGTCATTGCGCCCCCAAGGATGGAGCGACCGACAGCCGCACCACGAGCAGGAGCTGCCGGACGAGCAAAACTAGCTGGACGTGCAGGAGCTGCTGCCGGACGAACAGGAGCTGCTGCTGGACGAGCAGGAGCGGCTGCCGGACGGGCAGAGCTAGCTGGACGAGCAGGAGCTGCTGCTGGGCGTGCAGGAGCTGCTGCCGGACGGGCAGGAGTGGCTGCCGGACGAGAAGCACTAGCCGGACGAGCAACGCTAGCCGGACGAGCAAAACTAGCTGGACGAGCAGGAGCGGCTGCCGGACGGGCAGGAGTGGCTGCCGGACGAGAAGCACTAGCCGGACGAGCAACGCTAGCCGGACGAGCAAAACTAGCTGGACGAGCAGGAGCGGCTGCCGGACGGGCAGGAGTGGCTGCCGGACGAGAAGCACTAGCCGGACGAGCAACGCTAGCCGGACGAGCAAAACTAGCTGGACGAACAGGAGCTGCTGCTGGACGTGCAGGAGCGGCTGCTGGACGAGAAGCACTAGCCGGGCGTGCAGCGCTAGCTGGGCGTGCAGGAGCTGCTGCCGGGCGTGCAGCGCTAGCTGGGCGTGCAGGAGCTGCTGCCGGGCGTGCAGCGCTAGCTGGGCGTGCAGGAGCTGCTGCCGGACGAACAGGAGCTGCTGCTGGACGTGCAGGAGCGGCTGCTGGACGAGAAGCACTAGCCGGGCGTGCAGCGCTAGCTGGGCGGGCAGGAGCGGCTGCTGGACGAGAAGCACTAGCTGGGCGAGCAGGAGCTGCTGCTGGACGAGCAGGAGCGGCTGCTGGACGAGCAAAACTAGCTGGACGAGCAGGAGCGGCTGAGCGAGCAGGAGTGGCTACTGGACGAGCAGGAGTGGCTGGACGCGCAGCACTAGCTGGGCGAGCAGGAACGGTTTTTGGACGAGCAGCGTTGGCGGGACGAATGGGTCTAGCTACTGGACGAGCAGGAACAGATGGACGAGCGGGACCGGCTGCTGGCTTAGCAGTTGCAGGCCCTTTAGTTGCCTTGTTTTTGGCCATGTTAGACAATCTTTCCGCGACCAACGCCGCGCTTCGCGCAACCACCGGCACGCTTCGCAAGTCCACCCTTGGCGAGGGCCATGCCGACACCCTTACGGGCGAGACCACCACCACGCATATTCTTCTTGGCCTTCACGGCACCGCCCTTGCGGAAGCCGCGACCCATCGGAACTGAGTCGGCATCGGATGTCATTCCGCCGCCAGCCTGATAGCCTGTGGCACCACCAATAGAACCACTAAGACCCATCGGCTGAGCGCCGGAAGCAATAATGCCCCGAGAGATAGCGGATGGCATTGCGCCACCACGACCCGGGCGACCAACAGGACGATACATGCCGGGACGCTGGTCGAGGCTTGCGGGCATACCGCCAAAGCTGGCGATACCGCCGTCCTGCATACGCTTGTGGGTCTTGCGGGCCTTTCCGCCGTGCTTCATCTTCTTCATTATAGTTCTCCAGAGTAGGTGATGGGGCTCGGCACCCCGTTGAGATAGATGCCGATCACGCCAACCTGTCCGGTGCCGTAAACAGCGGGGTTTCCTACGGGGTTCCAGCCCCAGAGTTCGCGGCTGACAACCTGTGCAGTGTCAGGCCGGGGATTGTAGAGGGCTTGCGGATCGTTGATCGGCACACGCCCGACGAAATACTGAGGATGATCCTTGTCGAGGCAGTGGGGGCAGTTGCGTAGATTTGTGGCACGACCGGCTACGATTTGGACTTTCAGGTCTTTGAGATCGTATCTCTGACCACAATTATCACACATGCCAAAACTTAATTTACCTTTCGCATACGGCACGCTCATCCGTCAATCCTCCGAATGTGCCAACCTTTTATGCCCCTAGACTTTCTTGTGCACTTCCTTTTCATGTGGTTTACCACGTTTGGGAGATTAAGCCCTAGGGCTGCACAAGCCTCAGTCACAGTTAGAAAGGTTAAAACAATTTCACCTTTTTTGCACTCAACGGCGGTCCCCCCAAGTGATCGAGATTTTTTAAGCCTAGCCTCAAGCGAGTACCTGCGACCGACATTCCATTTGTTGCCGAGCTTACCGGCAGACATTTTGGCTCTCGTTTCTGGAGACCTAACAGCGCCAAGAGATTTTTTGTTGCCCATTTGGGCGCGGCTCATCTTGGCCCTTGTTTCCGGGGACCTGACGGCACCAGAAGCTCCATCTCCCCCTTCAGTTAAGTTTACAATGCCAACGCCCATTTTACGAAGCCTTTTTATCAGGCCCCGCTCAAGTTCGAAGGCGATATCCTCCGTCGAACACTCCATCTTTCCCACGAGGATCTTGTCCTCGCCGTACTTGTTCAGGATGTTCATGTGATGGCGGTTGTGGTAACGCTTCTTGAACGACACCCGCGTCTCGTCGCCCTTGCCAACATAGAAAGGCGTTCCGTCGGGTTTACAGTGGATGTAGGCGTAGAACGACATCAGAAATCATATCCAACAAACGGGATGAACCTGTCGCTGGAGCGATCCCGGTCCTCGTCGGCGGCAAGCTGGAACGCCTCGTCCGCAAGATCTTTCAGCATGGAAACCCTATCGGAGGCTTCCGGCTTTTTCAAGGCAATATGATATGCCAGCCCGGCAACGAGAGCATTGTAGAACCGGAACGGGATCTCAATCGTCTGGCTGACGGGGTTCGTCGCGTCGTCCATACGCTTCAGATACCAGTACGCGAGCGTGTAAACGGTGTTGGAGTCCGGAACCGGCCAGAGCGTAATCTGTGGCGAGTTTGTCGCCCTGTTTACATAGATCTGGTAGGGACGCCCAGTCTGGTCCTTGGTCGGGATGTTTGCGTATGTGGACACCGAGATCCTGTTCAGGGAAATATCGGTGTTGATTCCGGCGCTGCTCGTCCGGCACACATGCTCAATGTAGTCAATCGCGTCAGCCGGGAGCCCGTCGGCAGACGTGTAGGTCTTCTGACCGGCCACAAGAGTAATGGTGCCGGAACGAACAGTCCAGAGGTTCAGGCCCTTGTTGGCCCACTCCGCTAGGAGGAAGTTCATGCTGCGCCGAGCAGTCTTCAGGTCATACCCCGAACGCAGTTCAAGGCCAGCCCTCTCGTAGGCTTCCTCGACCAATTCCCCAATGTCGGGGTTCCAAGTTGTCGTTCCGCTCGTAGCCATTTTCTATCCTAAGTGTGAGCCCCGCTCCAAGAGGCATACCGCCGATTACAGGAGCCGCCTGCCCAAATGCTCACGTTCCCCGCTATCTTAGTGCTTGCCTCTGTCGCCCCTGTTGGGGTCCTTCGGGCCAAGCTTTTTGGAACCCCGCCTATGGACCGGCTTGCTGCGCCCCCGGCTCTTTTTGGTGAAGAGGGGGAGGCTATTCCCAATTGCGTCTTTCTTTTTTGCCATCTCAGGTCCTCGCGGACGGCTCGCGTCCAGCTAGATATTCCTGATAGTCATTATAGTCCGGGTCCCCCGGAGATGGAATTCCGACGCCAAGGTCCCAGAGGTAATACTGGTACGGCCTCCCGGTTGACTCTTCCGGTGCCGGGGTCGCGCCCGACGGATAAGATGGGCTTGTGGGGTTGTATGCTGTTTCGTAGCTCTGTTTGCCGCCAAGTTCACGAATTGGAGCCCCACCCTGATACGCAGATCCACCATACCCCGGGATTGGCATACCCTTCGGGATTACCCCTGAAGCAATTCTCTGGTTTTGCCAGTCTTGCATGTTCTCGTCAGTTACGTCAACGCCAGCCTTCCGCGCGAAGGGCACAAGCTGCGGGTTGTCGGAAAGAATCTGCTGCCTCTCCTCATCAGTTCTTGCTTGCATAAGGGAGCGTCTGGCAGAGGATGCCGGATCGGTTATTGTTTCACTGAAATCTCTGCCCGTGAAGTAGTCAAGACCTTTTTCAACACCGGAAAGAGCCAGCGAACCAAGACCTCCTGTAAAGGCTCCGACGACCCCCTTTGCCAAGCCAATACCACCGCCAACGACTTTGTCGTTTATTTTGTCGTAGCGGCGCATGACCTCTTGGATTTTTTGATCAACGTAAATTGGGCCATACGGGACGGCGGGCCTTACCTGATTTACGATATCTTCCTCTTGGGACGGTATAGCGATTGATCCCGCTGGGGCCGCCGGAGCCTCCGGCGGCACATCCTCCACCATAATTTCAGTGCCAAGATACTTTTCACGGTAGCCCGGCGGCAGCGAATCGCTTGCATATTTTGCAAACGGATTTGTTCTATCCCCGATTGCGGTTGGCCCAATCGGGCTGTCGTACTTACCAGCAACAAACCCAATCTTTCCGAAGTCTGGGCTTCCGTATGCTATATTCCTAAGTTCGAGATTAGTGAACGGGCTAATCTTTTGTGATTGTGCCGACCCCGTGGTCGCAGGCATACCAAGACCTCCGATAACGCTCATGCTGATGTCGTTCTTGACATCCGGAGATTTGTTTGCAATTTCAAGAGAAGGAATACCACCAAGGCCAGCAACGCCGCCAGACGGAGTTTCCGGCGAAAAGTAGTTGCCAATTGCCTTGTAAGCATCCCCGATGGCCTGCTTGAGCGGTTCAATCCTGCTGAACCCGAGGGCGCTTATCCCGCCGGGCTCTGACATCCACATATTGCTCGGCTGCGTGTATGGGGAGAGATCAGGATCAGTAGGACGGCGTGAAGTAGGTGAAGATATGCGAGGCCCAAAAGACCCCTGCGGCGCGTCTGGATAATATGTTTTGATGGGGGATATCGGGCCAAAAGTCCCGGAAGGCGCATCAGGATATGAAGTCGGCAATTTTAAATCTGTACTGGATCCAAATCCGGGATACGACCCAAGCGGAGATATACGGGACGGACCAACATTGCCAAATGCTTCTGTTCCGCTAGAAGGACCAACGGGCGAAAGAAGGCTGCTACGACGAGTATCAAGTGAACCAAAGCCGCCGCCCGCACCGGGGCTCGTCGGTGTAACCGGACGATAAGAATAGCTGGCAACCTCGGAAAGAGCGTCATGTATCTGACCGCCGCCAATCGCAACAGGCGTTTGCATCGGGCCAACATTGATAGAAGAAATGCCTCCCCTTCTGGAGTCATCCATGAGGGCCGAGCTAAGCGAAGCTTCTTTGGCGTTGTTAACCTCTGCCGCGTTCTGTGCGGCTGTATCGGGAGACTGCTGCTGAGACGGAGATGGCGATTCGGGTGATGCAGCCGTATCTCTGGACGACTGATATGCACCCGTGGATGACCCAGAATAGCTAGATCCACCACCGCCATAGTCACTACCGCCATAGCCGCCGCCGCCACTTTCGCTACCGGCATCGCTATAGTTGTTTCCCGAAAATCCACCGTCACCGCCACCTTGATACCCGCTGTACGGGCTTTCAGGTGGGCGCTCATTTCCCAAAGAAGATGCGCTGTCGTCAGCGAAAGAGGGAATACCCTTTGGACCACGGCGGGGTCCGTTACCATTCAAACGCTGAAGCGCCTGCATCTCCTGCCAATTGAGGTAGGCAAGATATTCCTTTGGATGGCCGGATCCGGGGTTGTATGTGGTGGGGGCAGTGACTTTCTTCTTGCTCATTTCATCCTCTTGGGACGCCGAGGACGACGCTGCCGCCGAGCCTCTGACAAGGCGATAGCGACCGCCTGCTTCGGATTTGTCACGCGCTGGCCCGAGCTAGACTTGAGGCTGCCGACCTTGAATTCGTGCATCACCTTCTTCACCTTGCCGGGGCGGGCAATCTGCTTGCCCATATTTCCGCGAGACATAGCCATCATTCACACCGATTCTTACGATGGTTCCACTTGCCGTTGCGCTTTACGCAGTCACGCCAAGCCGCCTCCTGATCCGGAGGCATTCTTTTGGCGATGATTGGCATCATTTCCTTAGCGACATGCGTGATCAGCCCGAACCAGAAGTCCGGGCTTTTCGCCACGAAATATGTGCCAATCGCCAAACCCAACACGCAGGCGATCAGTACGACCGCCTCCGACATCAGGCTTTCTTCTTCTTGTCAGCGACCGACCAGCCGAGACCGATCAACGTGATAACAGCGCCGATAGCCTCATTGACAACAGCCTGATCGACAATGCCCTTGGCCGCGACGTAACCACCACCGAACGTAAGCAGGTGGCGAACGAGACCGAGTACCATTTCCTTGTTCATGCGAACTTCCTATTTTGTGCCGGGGTATGATTTCCACGGCAGTTGGTAGTGGGGGCCGTCTTTGAACGTAGTCCAGTCCCCGCCCCACTCAACGGGAACCTTTTCTGCCTTGGCCGCAGCCTTCATGGCTGTGGCAATCTTTCCGTAAAGGGGCCAATCCCAGCGGACGGCACCATCAATGTACGCCACAACGTCAATGGCGTGGCTGTAACCGTTGGCCGCAGGAATGTGGCGGCTCTTGAGCGTCTTGGAGGCACCCTTGCTCACAAGGATCTTCTGCTCCTCAAGTGTACGAACCCCGCACGTAATGCCGAAGGTGAACTGCTTGTCCGTCCAGTCCTTCGCGCAACGGGTCACAACGCGCACCAAATCCGGATGTACGCCCTTGAGCCTCGAAAGCGATGTCTTGCTGAATTCCATCACGAACCCTGAATTACGGCGAAGTCTTCCTTGACGAGCTTCGCATCCTGCGCAAATCCCAGCCATTGATCAGCCGTGAGAATGACAACCGTTTCCGCGATTGCGCAGTTCTGCTTGTCAAACATTGCAACCCCGACAGAGATCGTGCCGTCGGGGTCCTGAAGAAGCATTACCATGAAGTTGCCGACATCAATCGGCTTCTTCCCGGCATTTGCCCTGTTGATGTTTACAACGCGAGCCGCCCGCTGAGCAGCCTCCGCTTTTGCAAGCATGATAATCGCGCCGGTCTCACGAACGATGTCGGCGAACTCTGAAACGGGGACGCACTCCTGAGAGCGAGCAGGAGCGCTGAAAACCAGAAGGGCCGCGAGAGCCAGTATTACCGACCGAACGGCCATGAGGACATTACCTTCGTGATAAGCGCGGCAATCGCAGCCGAAGCCCCGCCAACCATCATAAGCACTTTCCAACCGCCTGTGGCCTTGTCAAGGGTAGCGCGGATGGCTTTCACGTCATCCTTCACCTCGGCCACGTCTTTCTCAAGGCGTTCAACCTGCACTTCCATACGGGCAACCGAAATTTCAACCTTTGTGTCCATCTATGTCACCTGAACCGTGCCGTCTTCGCGGCGATTCTCTTTGGTTGAGGGACGAACTGCTTCCCGGATTTTGTCCCGGCACGTTTCGCCCGGGTTGTCGCTGCATATTCAGCGGATGTCAGTGCGGCACGGGCCTTCTTGGGGAGGTAGCGCTCTCCGGTCTTGCCGGATGGCTTTCCGCTCTTGGTTCCCCAATCTTCCTTCGTCCACTTGGACATGGACTTCTGTGCCGCAGTCTTCGGGCCGGTATATCCACCGCCGCGCTGCTTGTAGATCTTGCCAGCCAATTGAGCCTTACGGGCAGACCATTCGCCCGGATCTCCGCCCTTGGATCCAGCCTTCACGGAAGACTTGACCGAGGACCAAAGGCTTTCATTGGTTCGAGCCATTGTCTATAACCTTTTTGCAAAGCAGAATAAAAGAATCCATCTCAAGGTCCTGCTTCACGTTGTTTACTTCCCAAGTGACAAGCTTAACATTGCTTTTGATGTAACCCAAGCTTGAACTAACTCGATCAACAGAAAGTGTGGTTGGCAGACCAGCCTGAAGGCTGAGCTTGTCACCAGTGTACGCACAGTAGCCAAGCTGAAGATTGTAAAGCTCTTCAATAAATGCGGCGTCAATATCAAGCTCAATACCCTTGACCCTTGCACGACGCTTGATGTACCCAAAAACTCGGATGCAAGCTCTTGTAAGATTCTCAGGGTCTCTGCGATATTTCTTGTTGCGCTCGTTGTTGCACGCCTTGCAATAGCACATATAACCGGATGGCTGATTGCGGCTCCTTGTGAATTGAATTTCTGGCTTTAAAACTCCGCATGTCGAGCAGATTTTAAGTGTCTGAGGTGGGCTTTCTTCGACCTCAATATCTTTCTCAAGGTCAAACATGTTAACAAGCCCAAGCCCGCAGGCTTTTGTTGATCCGGCTGTTCGGATCGCTGGCTGTCTTCGCGGATGTGAGCTTCTTCTTCATGCCCCTCATGCGGGCGCAGAACGAGTCACGACGAGGACCACCCTCCGGCTGAGGACGCTTGAGCCCCGGCTTCCCGGGGTTTGCACGATTGTAGGATGCGCGACCCTTGGCGTTAAGACCGCCCTTCGGGTTCTTACCTTCCTTCCGGGTCCAAGCGGGAGACTTAGCCATTCGAGTTCTTCACCAGCAGAAGGATGAACATCGAGGATGCGGCGTTGTTGTTCGCCGAGGCAAAAGCCTGCGCCTCAACAGTTGTCTTTTCGGGGATCACAATCGGGTACTCGAAGGCGTAGTCTGCGGCACCGTTGTTGAGAGTGACAATGGCAGCCGTGAGCCGGATGTTGTTAGTTCCGCGAGTCATGAGACGGCCAGTAACGGAAGTATTCCCAGACGATGACCCCGTAGAGAACAAACCCTGCTCAAGGTACGCCGTGTAGCCAGCGGGTACAGTGTAGCTACCCGTAAGCCGCCTGTTGTAGTCGTAAGCAATGATATCGTAGACGGTCGCTGGAACTCCCGCCGTAACAACGCCAGTACCGAAGTAGATGTCGCCCGCAGCGCCGTTCAGGGAACCGGCTGTAGCTACATAGGCATCGTTGATGTGCAGATACGAGTTGGTCGTCAGAACGGCGGTCTGGCCGTTAAGCGTAACGGTTTCCGTAACGGTGTTGTGGTTCGCATCAAGTCCAGAGATGTAAACGGTGCGAGCGCCAGTACCGGCAGCAGTATCGTTTGCGTTGGCCGAACTCACCTTCATCTGCAAGGCTGCGGACGGAAACGCCAAAATCCCACCATAGGGCCAGACAGTCTCAGAAGACGTGTCGATGTCGGAGTTATAGCCAAAGATAACAATTGGCTGATGCCATGCAACCTGACCGCGAGCAACCTGAAGGTTGAACGGTTCTGTTCTGCCGAAGCGAGAGATTGAGGAGATTTCCGACATGCCGACTCCTTAGCCGTAGAAGACGGTTACGGACGCAAGATTGGTCATCGCAACATAGACGTTGGACGAGCAGAGGATCCCGTCACCGGGAACCGTAACATTGCCGTAACCGCTCGCCGGGGTCGCAATCGTGAGAACGGTTGTGCCGCCAGAGCCACCGTCCTTTACGACGATAGAGCCAGCAGAAGCATTTGCCGTGTAATAGATGCCACGAACGCGGGCGGGGCTGCCAACAACGGTGTTGCTGGATGTAGCCACATTGGCCTTAACGTCGCCGAGATAGAGAGCCATATCTGCCTCCTAAGTTAAAGGACGGGGCCGAAGCCCCGCCTATTACGAGGACGAGATAGCGCCCGCTGTGTCAACGCGCAGCCAAGCTGTGCCGTTCGAGAAGGCGATGATCGGAGCGCCGTTGCGGCCATTGCTCACGTAGATCATGCCGCCGGTGCTGAGTGTCGCATCCGGAACTGTGGCCACGGTGAAAGTTTCAGAAACCTTTACGGGGCCGGAAAAAGATGTCAACATTTGAACAATTCCTTCTTGTCTCTGTATTTGAGGTAAAGCCTGCGAACGGAACTGGTGTCTGAACCTAGAATCCTGCCACGCTCGGCGTATGTGAGATGGTCGTTTTCGAGGACAAAAAGCACTTTCTTCCGAAATGCCTCATCTTCGATAAAACGCCGCTGTTGACCGGAACGCAATTTTGCCCGCCACTCGGGTGAGGCATAATCAAATCCGGAATCCGCCATCGCTTTCCTTATTTTACAACGGGTTTCCTCAGAATGGAACTTCCCGCGCATTGGCGCTTTGGCAAAGTTTGCGACATTAAAAACCACCGGACTGTCGAATTTGGCTTCTCCATTTATGAAGCCTTCTTCAAGCATGTCTAGCTCGTGAAGGTCATCTACGACCACCTCCATTTCGCTGAAGAAGGAATCTGAGCCGTACTTGTTGTAGGAATTTTGAAGCCTTGGGTTCGGGTGCTTTTTCGACTCCAGTAGCCTGAAGTGCTCCCTTAGCCTTTTCTTAACGCGCTGGGACTGCCCAACGTAGCACTCGTTGGTTGCCCTGTTCACGATTCGATATATGCCGCAAAAATCCACAGCGTATGGCACAAACCACCTCCATAGACCATGGTACACCATATCTTGATAAAAACAAAAAGGCCCCCGAAGGGGCCTTTTCGCTAGATCGTTGTGTCGGATTAAGCGCCGGGCGAACCCCAGATCCCGAGGGGATCCGAGACGCCATACGAGTAACGCTCGCGGCTCTTGTACCGCACGTTGCCCGTATCGAAGTCGCCGTCCATGCTGGTAGACAGCGGTGTACGGACGAAGTGCTTCATGCCGTTCGGCACATCCGTGATCAGGTAGTACGAGTCGGTGTCGGTCAGGTAG